GTGTAAGGGTTCTGATAGCCCTCCATTGCTTGCGCCACTGTTTGGGGCTGATACGCCCCCACTCGGCGCGCTAGTTCCTGGGCCTGAGTTATGGCGGGCTGGGCTGCTGTCGCCGCCCGTTCAAACATCCCAAAGGCCTGCTGCTGCTGTGGCGTAAAGCCCGCGACCAGTTCGCCAGTATAGGCTTCGTAAGGCCGATCAGCCGCCGTCTGTGCCCGACTATAAACATCCAAGGCGCGGGCCTTGAACTCAGGGTCAACACTCTGAGTCTGGGTCTGGGATGTGGTCTGCTTTCCGCCGCCCTTACTCATGGCGTAATCTCCTTGGAAACTGTGGTCATTATACCTGTAAATCCTTGTGCTTTCAAAGCACGAACCCACCCAGGACGCCCGGTGCCGGTCAATTTGGTACACCCAAACTGACGCCCATAAACAACCAAAGATGGGATCATATCAATAATCTGTGCCAGCGACCCGCCAACCAGCCAAGCATGGATCACCTTGAAGGCGGGATACTCGATAAACTCGGTCACAATGGCGCCACCTGGCGCTGGCCAGAAGGTGAACCGACCTTCCAAAATGCCCGCCTTGACGTCTGACAATTCGTGGCTATTCCCCGCATAGTCCAAGGCATCTTGGAGCCAGCCGGAACACCGCTCAAATTCAGCATCCAGCGGCGTCATAGGGACGAAGCCGTAATCACCCCGGAATTAGAAACCTCGATGCTCCATCGAGTTCCATTCGGGGACTGAAGAATCAGCCGACCAGGAGAAACTTCAATATCGCGGTTCCGCTTGTGGTTTTCCGCATCGGCGCGCTCAATCAAAGACCGCGCCGTCTGATCGTCAACTTGAGAATAAGTAGGGCGAGCCTGGGGCAACCTCAACGGCGTGACCCCGGTTGTGCATTAAGCCGGAAGTTACCCACCCGCCAATCGCCCAACTCCACCGCCTCAACTCGGAAGGAAACCTGGCGGGCGGAGAACCGAACATCGGTGTACTTAGACGAAATGGTGTAAGGCCCATATGTGGTTTCTGTCCCCTCCGGGGCAAACCGGGTTTTGAACTCCACACTTACGCTGCCCTGGCTACGCTCATCAGGGACAACCTGCTTCGCCACCATAATCTGATCGCCATTCCCCAACTCGATCGGCCCGGCTTCAGCGTAAAGAGTGGCGCCGTCGTAGTTGTAACCGACCTCATGGTCATAGAAATAACCAGACGGATCAAACAAGACTGGGCTTTCAAATACGCCATTCGCAATACCAGTGGTGCGGGCAATACTGCCAATCATCCAAGTGTTCTCGTGGTAATTCCACACCACATAACTGTCGCACTCAGACGAGCCTTCTGACGGATAGTGCCACCAAACCTCTTGATAATCCACATTTACCCAAGCCGCGATCTTGGCGGTTTGGTTGTAATTAATATTGCGGTAAATATAGTCGCTGACGGTTGAGTCTAGTTTCTTCACCGTGCCGTCAAACAGATAGAAGGCGCCATCCCCCATCCAAACAGCGCCATTATCCAGGCTGACAGAAGCCTGGGGACTGATAACCCCACAACCAAAACCAATGCGCTCAAAGCCATAGATAAACGGTGGCCCCTGATAAACTGCCAGATGGGCATCGGTGGTTGTCAGTAACAAGGTGCCATAGCGTGTGCGCTCACCGCAAACCAAGTTACCCGAAGTCGCCAACTCATAATCGCCTGCTTGGTTCGTGGCCGCTGGCGTCCAAGTGGTGTTATCTTCCTGATCTGACCATTGGACCTTGCGGCCATTACCACCAGCGCCCAAAGCAAACAGAAACCGCTCGCTGGTTACAATGATGGCGTTATTGTCGGTTGGCGCGTTCGTAATAATCGCAGCCCGCGTAGAAGCACCTAAATCCCATTCGTAAATACTGCCTTCGTCAGACCGGCAAGCCACCAAATATTCGCCCCAGTTATCCAAGGCCCAGGTGGAAGCGTCCAATACACCCGCCGCATTCAACTGAGGACGCGGCGTGCCATAGGTGCTTGAACCATAAGTCCAAACGCCATAACCAACAGCGTTCTGGCTATCCGTGCGCCCTACGCTGATTTCATACTTATAAGTCGCGCTACCCAAATTGTTTTGAGTGGTGGCTGCGTTACTGGAAGCCGTTACCGTGTAGGTATTGGCGTTGGTAACGGTCACAATGTAATCGCCAGATAGCGTGATCCCGCTCGTTCCAATAGCCGTACCGGAACTGAAGTTAGCGGTGTCGCCAGTTGTTAGCCCGTGGCTGGTATCCGCCACCGTAACAGTAGGAGAGCCAGAAACCGTGCTGAAGGCGTTAGACAGAGAACCCGTTTCACGGATCGGCGTGATATTCTGTGGCGCCGTATTGGCCTTCAAAGCATATAGCTTCGCCGCACCACCAGCCGCAATAACCGTATCGCCATCGTTCTCACGCCAAGCATGGGAACCACGCATGACGCCAGTAACCTGGACATTCACATAAGAACCGCCAGACGCATACTGGCGCTTCCGCCACCCGCCCACAGGCTGCAACGTGCCTTCAATCCACCGCACCAAATTGGAATCGTACCACCGCCCGGCGGCTTGGTATTGCGTCCCTTGGCGGTAAATCCCCGGCGGGAGTTTAAGCGGAATATACGGCATTGCGCTTCACCGCTTCCATTTCAGAATGGATTGAACCGTCTTGGTTTCATAAATCCGTATGGCGGTCCAGATTATCGTAAAAGCCGCCGCAATAGCAGGGAGAATTTGGGCTAACGTCCCGATCACCGTAGCCACTGAAATGGCGTCCACAACGTGTTTTGCGGTTTCGTTGTGATCTAGCGCCATGGTTCAGCCCTCTATCAATTTCTGCCCGCTGACGGCCAGAAGCATTTGTCCAGTTTGTTCATTTGACCGGACCATCTCATTCCGAAAACTTTCCACCGCTGCACCCGTCTGGCGCTGCTGTTGGCTGTTTTCGATTAGCAAAATGGGAAGCCAAGCCATTGAACAGGCCCATTCATCCACTTCCTTGCCGGTGTTTGGATTGATCCCGCGCACTTGAATAAACCAGGCACAATCCAACTTTCGGCATGGATTGAAGCCATCCAGTGGGCAGTTATGCTTGGCTTCGATCTGCATTAGTCTTTAGTCGCCAAGATGACATCGACGTAAGAAACGGCGAGATTGATAGCGGTGCCGGTGAAGGTGTGGGTGTGGGCCTCTCCGCCGCCAGTATTACTAATACTAATACCAGTTGTCACGGATTGCATTGTTGGAGTTATGGATTGAATGCCTTGCCCGGAACTACCAGCCTGATTTGACGTACCAGTTCCCCTAACCGGCTCATTCATGGTGTGAGTGTGGCCTGGATCAACCACATTATGGCTGTGCGCCGGTATTTGAGCAGTTGTTAGAGTTGTATTTCCAATAGTACCGGAAACCGCTTGAGAGGCAAAAGCCGTAGTAAACGCCACACTGCCGCCAGAACTGGCGGAACCAGAGACAACCCGAAGCGCCTTATCATTATGCGTGGTTGATTTCGTCCAACCAGTAGGAGCCGCCGTCTGGGCGAATAGCATCACCGTGCCGGACGGGAAGGCGTCCACCTTGGCGGTAGCCGCCGGGAAAGTAAGAGTATTAGAACCAGCAACAGCCGGAACGGCAAACGTAACAGAACCAGAAGTTGAACCGTTCAACTTAAATGTGCCGGATACGCTGGCGGTCTTACCAGTACCGATATTGATCCCAACACTCGTCCCACCACCAGCCGCCGCAAATACCGCATCCACCAAATCCCAATCGGTGTTCAACTTGCCGCCCCAGCTGTCGGCAGAAGACCCAACTTCCGGCTTGGTCAGCCCCAGGTTGGTGGTGGTGGTATCAGCCATTTATTGCACCCTCGTCCATGTCTCAGCGCCATCCGGTATCGCTGTCCAAGTATTAGACACCGGGGCTGCTGGGGTCCAAGCCTCTGAACCATCCGCAATCGGTGTCCATATTGTAGCGGAATCCGCCGATTGGGTCCATATTTCTGTGCCATCTGGAATGTTTGACCACTTGAGAATGGCCGATACTTCCATGGCGCCAGAGGCAGAAAAGGCTGCTGCCCCCGAAACAACCATCTGGCCGGAGACAGATAGGCTCCCAATACCTTCTATCGTCACCGCGCCCAGGTAAACCACCACCCCGGAAGCCGTTACATCCGCCACCCCATCTATGGCGACAGCCCCATTTTGGATGCGCTGGGCAGTGGCGGCTAGATCGCCAACCCCGTCTATGGCGACCTGGCCCTGCTGTATCCGCTGGGCCGCTACCGCCAGATCGGCGACACCATCAATCTGCGCCGCGCCTGCCGCTGTTATATTGGCCGAAACGGCCAAATCAGCCGTGGCGTCAATTGCAACCTGACCCTCAACAATCGCCCCAGATAGCGCCGCGAATGGGGTCTGGGCGAAGGTTGAGAAGCCAAACATTATCAGCTCCTAACGAAAAATGGAAAGTGAGATATAAGCTGCATCAGTTGCGACGCCACTATTAGCGCGCTGAGAGCCAATACGCACAGCAGAGGTTGTAGGGGCCGCATTATAATTAGTGGTAAGATTGTAATCATCATTACCGGCGGTACCTGATCCACAAGAACCAACGGCAGAATAATTAGCGTCCGTTAGAGCCGTTGTTATATTAACTGTATAATCGCCAGTGCCATTGTCCGTGATCGATGTGACATTCCCACTTGCCCTAATAGCCACCGCCCCGGTGCCATTAAAATTCACCCAGGCCCGGCATCCATACGCCGTAGCCGACGAACCATATCCAGAATTAAAAGATAATGTGCCCCCAACCGCTGTATTCCCGCTGCTGTCCAGCACGATGTTGTTGCTGGAGGAGGACGCGTGCTTGAGGTTGGTGGCGGCGAGCGTGGACATGGTTAAACTCCTAACGCGGCCTTGATCTCATCAGGCGTGGCAGCAGCTTCAATCTGATCCTGCATAGCAGAATACTTATCACGAATTGCCTGACGCGCGGCTTCTGCTGCCACAGCATCAACGCCAGGGATTTGCTTCATGATGATTTCATCATGCGGCTTGAACTCCTCCGCACGGGCCGCACGGCGCATATCATGCGCGATGACCTTGGCCTTGGTGATGTCAATTCGGATCATTATTCATCCTCCACATAGGTCCAAGCCCCCCGAAACAGGCGGTCTGTTGGGATGGCAGCAACATCCACGATCTTGTATGGCTTACCCTGCGGAACATCCTTGGCGGCGATTTCTTCAATCGTCAGACCGCACTCAGGGGCTGGGACAATCACGGCAACGCCGCCTTCGTCTGTTGGGTAGATGATGCGTTGGTTCATGGTTGAATCCTATCGGAAAATGGCGACATGAACTTGAGTTGCGTCATAAACATTTGTTGATGCTGTTTGCCCAGATACAACTTTACAAGATGTTGTATTTACTGGATAAGTTGATAACTGCCTATCGCCAATAGCGTTGTTTGTACTCCCAGCGGAACCCACTACAGCGTAATTTGAATCCGGCATTGTAAATGATAAATTTATTGTATATTGTCCAGTTCCATTGTCGGTTAAACTTGCAACCCCAGCACTACCCCTAATAGCAATCGTCCCATCACCATTAAAGTTCACCCAGGCCCGGCAACCATACGCATTGGCGACGGAACCGTAGCCGGAATTGAAGGAAAGATTGCTAGAACCGTCCCAGCTTGGCGCACCAGTCGAAAGCATCGCAGGCGTCACAACAGCAGAACTGCCAGTCGTCACCACATTCCCAGTATTTGCCGGGAACGTAGCCGTGTAATCCGTCGCCGTGCTTGGCGTGGTCAGGGTGACGCTACCGCCACCTGTGGAGTTGAGTTTTACGGGCATCAGGCGACCACCCACGTTGAGCCTGACGGCACGGTGACGGTCACACCTGAATTTACGGTGATCGGTCCCGCCGTCATGGCGTTGTAATTGGTTGGGATTGTGTAATTGGCGGATACTGTGGTTGGATTCACAAAGAACGCAGCAGCTACCGCCCTGGTGGTTTCAATGGAGGAACCAGGGCTGGTTGTGCCAACACCCAAGCGGTTATTGGTGTCATCCCAAAACAGATTACTATTGTCCTGGCTATAAACCCCAGACGCGCCAGCAAATACCACAGAGCCAGCCGTGAAGGCTGTGGTTGTGCCAGTGCCGCCGTTAGCTACCGGCAAAGTGCCGGAGACATGGGTTGTTAGACCAATCTTACCCCAGCTTGGAGCCGTGGCAACACCGCCAGAAATCAGCGCGCTACCAGTAGCAACATCAGCCAACTTAGAAAGCGCCGTGGTGCCGCTGGCATAAAGCAAATCGCCAATCGTGTAAGAGGATTGCCCCGTGCCGCCATTGGCCGCGACCAATGTCCCTCCAAGAGAAATGGCACCATAAGAAGCAGTGGATGGCGTCAGGCCAGTAGAGCCACCATCAACAGAAGTAACCGTCCGCGAAGCTGGCAGAGTAATAAAGACATCCTTAGACCCAGCGCCAAAAT